TGGTTCTAATATTTGTTTTGGTTTATTTTTTATAAATTCTTTTAAGTTTTTTAATAAACTTTCATTTTTTGTAAAATATTGTCCTAATTCTTTATTCATTTATGAATATTGTTATATAATAGTAAATAACTTTTAATATTATTTATTTATTTTTTTAAAAATTATAAATTTAATTATTATTTAATTATTATTTAATTATTATTTAATTAATAATTTTTTTTTTTAAACAACCATTTCTACTTTTATAGGTGGATGATGTACATAATTATGAATTTTAAAATCTGACACTTCATAATCATCAATATTTTCACGTTTATTTAATATTTCTAAAGTAGGAAATTCATATGGTTTTCTTGTTATTTGTTCTTGAGCATCTTTTATATGTGTTTCATAAATATGACAATTTCCCATATAATATATGAATTCATGTGCCTCTAAATCACAATGTTTTGCTATTAAATGCGTTAAAAATGAATAACTTGCTATATTAAATGGACTTCCACATATTTCATCAACTGAACGTTGATACATTGTACATACTAATTTATTATTATTGATTACATGAAATTGAAATAATACATGACATGGTGGTAATGCCATCTGATCTAATTGACATGGGTTCCACGCTGAGACAATTAAACGTCTGGAATTTCTTTGTTTTGGGTCTTTTAATTGTTCAATTACTTCATTTAATTGGTCAATTCCTTGTGAATGATAATCTGCTGAAGAATTTGTGTATTGTGCATTAAAATGACGCCATTGAAATCCATAAATGGGTCCTAAATCATTGGGTTCATATGAATGTAAATTTCTTGAATCAAGGAATTCACGCGTTGAATTTCCGTCCCATATATGAACATTTTGCTGATTTAAAATAGTATTACTTGTTTGTCCTTTAATAAACATTAATAATTCTTTTAAACATGTTTTCCAAGCGGTTTTTTTTGTTGTTAATATAGGAATTTTATTGTTTGCTAGGGAAAAGTGCATGGCTGAACCGATTCCTACTAAAGTATTTCCATTTCTTCCTAATTCAAGACTTCCTTCTTGTAATAAGTCTTTTATTAAATTTAAATATTGATATTCTTCATGATATTCATTTTCTGGATCTTGATCTTTGTATTTATTAAGTTTTGTAATATTTTTTAACATAATGATTTATAATAATAATTATATTTATTGTTTTATTTTTAAACTATTTTTATTTTATAAATTAGATTTTTTTCTTTAACTTATTTATTTTTATATAATATTAGAAATGCCATATTTTAAAAATCATAATTTGTTATTTATTCATATTCCTAAAACGGGAGGATCAAATATTGAAAACTTTTTATTTACAGTATTAAAAGAAAAACCAACTTTAAATCATTTATTATCCAATAATTTAGAAATACGAGTTAATAATCATTCATTACAACATATGACATATATGGAATTATATCAAAATAGAGAATATTTTGATATTAATTTTGATAAAATTAAAATAATAACTGTTGTACGTAATCCTTATGATAGAATTATGTCAGATTTATTTTTTTATAAAATAGCATCAAAAGATAATAATTCTGATGAAATAGAAGAAATTATTAAAGAATATTTAAATAATCATTCATTATATGATAATCATAAATTACCACAACATAAATTTTTAATTTCAAATGAAATAACAAAACTAATCAATCCTAATATAATTATTCTAAAGTCAGAAAGCTTAAATCAAGATATGGAAAATTTAGGCTTTAAAGAATTTAAAAATTTTTGTAGTTGTTCTAATAAAACGGAAATTAATAAAGATTATTCAAAATATTTAAATAAAAATTCTATAAAAATGATTAACCATTATTATCGTTTAGACTTTTATTATTTTAAATATGAAATGAAATAAAATAAAATAAAATGAAAAATATTTATTAAATAATTAGTAAATAAAAAAATATAAAATTTATAAGGTTAAACTGAATGTATTTAATGATTCTGTTGAATTAGATTTTCGCATATTTACTTTAAAATCTTGATAATTAATAATTAATTCCATTAATCCTTCCATAAAATCCTTTTTAATTTCCCATCCTAATTCTTTTACTTTTTCATTTGATATATAATATCTCAAATCATTAAATGGTCTATCTTCAACATAAGTAATCCATTTATTTATTTCTTCTTCATCTTCTGTTTCTTTTATTATTTTAATTAACATATTTGCAATTTCTTTAACTGTATATTCCTTATCTTCATCACTACCTATATTATATATTTCACCTATTTTCCCCTTTTCTAATATACATTCTAATGCAGAAGCAACATCTGATGCATGTAAAAATGCTCGGACATTTGACCCATCTCCCTGAATCGTAACCTTTTTATTTTCTTTTAATAATTTAATAAATCGTGGAATTAATTTTTCTGGATATTGATTTAGTCCATATACATTATTTCCTCGTGTTATTATTATTGGCATATTAAATGAATGTCTATATGACCCAGCTATTAATTCTGCACCTGCTTTTGTTGCTGCATACGGATTAGTAGGACATAATATTGATTTTTCATTCTTTTTTTGTTCATTTTCTGATAATAATGATTCACCATATACCTCATCTGTTGATATATGAATAAATTTTTCTATTTTTCCATAAAGTCTTGATGCTTCTAATAATGTATGAGTTCCTAAAATATTATCTTTTGTATATTTAAATGAATCAGAAAAAGAGTCTTGAACATGCGATTGTGCTGCAAAGTGAATAATTGTATCTATTTTATATGCTTCTAATATGTGATTTAATAAATCAAATGAGCATAAATTACCTTTTATTAAAGTGTAATTTGGAGAATTTCTAATTTCTTCATTAACATTTAATTCATTAGCACAATAATACATTGCGTCTAAATTAATAATATTTATATTATTATTTTTTTTTAAATAATAATTAATAAAATTTGAACCAATAAAACCACATCCTCCTGTTATTAATAAATTTTTCATAATATATTTATTTAAAAAAAAAATATAATTATTTAAATTAATTATTAATTTAATTATTAATTTAATTATTATTTAAATAATAATTAGTAATAAAAAATAAACTATGTTTAATCCTAGTATTTATAAATTATTTAATAATGATTTAAAAAAATTAAACAATAACTTATTATTTCTTCATTGGAAAACAAATGGACAAAAAGAAAATAGAATTTATGATGTAAATAGTTTTTTTCAAATTTATCCAAGTTTTAATTTGAACGAATATATTCAATTATATCCTTCGATTAAAGATTATGATGACATTATGATAATGTCTCATTATCATCATAATAGTGAAAAAAATTTAATTCAGTTTCATCAAAATAAAATTAATAATCAAAATCATATTCAACCTCAAAAAAAAAATAAAATTAAAAAAATTATTCAAAATAAGTATAATTTACTTAATGAATATTTGCATAAATATTATATTTTTAATAATGAATGCAAAATATGTTATATTACTTTTGATGAAAATATTTTAAATTATCATATAAATGATTATCCTATTTATTTATTTATAAATAATTATAAAAATATAGAAAATCTAATACATAATTCAAATATAAATATTATTTATAATAATATTTATAATATATATCAAATTCAAGAAATCTTATTAAATCTTAAATTTGATTATTTTTATTTTGTTTTTGATAATTATTTTTCTAATGATTTCTTATCTTATTTAAATAAAAATCCTAATTTATTAATAAATAATAATAATTTACTAATTCATAAAAAAATCCTTACTAATTTTTCTTATTTCTATATTTTTTCTTTATTCATTAACTCTGATTCTAATCATTGTTTAAATAATTTTACTAATATTATTAATCTTAATATTGATAAACCATTTAGTAATTATAAATTTTATAATATTATTAATAATTCATTTTTTGATAATCATAATAATAATCATAATGCTAATGAAATAATTGAAATTAACAAATTAATTCAATCACAATCAATAAATTTATTAAATAATATAAATTATGAACTAATTGAATTTATTTTAAAAAATATACTATCAATTAACTTAAAAAAAAATATAATTTTTATATTTATTGATGATTTTATAAGTGAAACATTTATTATTCATCATTTAAAACATATTGATTTTGAAAATTCAATTATTATTACATATAATATACAAAAAATAAAAAAAAAATATATGTTATTTGAAAACATAAATTATATTGATTTTTTTAAATTATTTAATGGAGAAAAATATAAAATAGATGAAATACTTATTTATTTTGGTTTATTTGTTGATTATTATATAGGATATGTTAATAATTATTCTAAAATATGGAATTATTTAAATAAACATTTAATTTTATTTTTGAATAAATTTGATAATGAATATAAACATAATAAAAATATTAAAAATATATTTATTAATAATCCTTTAAATGAAAAAAAAAATAATATATATTTAAATAATTGTATAATTGAATACAATCAATATTTATTTTTAATAAATAATCAAGATTTATTTGAAATTGGACATAAAAGTAATTATTTTTATTCATTTGAAATAGATTTTTATATGAATGATTATATTTATAATTATTATTTTGATACAAATACAATTATATATGATGAATTAAATATAGATAATTATATTTTTACAAAAAATATAAATACTTATATGTATTTAATTGAAAATAATAATAATTATTATTATAAATTATTTGATACTTATTGTAAAATAAATAATAATTTTATTATTGATACTTATAAAAAATATGCTGTTGTTGAGGATATTTGTGTAAATAAAATAAATGTATTTCATTATTATGTTTTTATTTTTATTTTAGAATACGATTATCAACTTAATTCTAAAAATTTTATAGATTATATATATGCTTTTTTTAATAAATATTATGGAGATTTAAATTATAAATTAGAATTTTATGTTAAAAATGAAAATGAAAATGAAAATGAAATATTAAATAATAAAAATATAAAATTAATTAAAAATAATGATGATATAATTATTGATTTATTAAAAAAATATAATAAATATGATTTAATGTTTTATTTTAAAAATGATGAAATACTTTATTTTGATATTCAAAAAGATATATTATATTTTTTTATTCAAGATAAATTATTTTTAAATAGGTATAATTATATTTGTTTTAATTTATATATTTTTCATTTTACTTATAATTTTAATAAATTAGATAATAATTATTTTTCTAAATTATTAAGCATAAATTATAATGATTTAATGAAAAAAATATATTATCAACAAATTGATTTTGAAATTGATAAATATATATGTAATTCTTATATTAATCAATATAACATTAATACAAATAATTCATTATTATTAAAATTTTTAATAAATTGTGAGAATTATTGTATTAGTAATAATATTAATTTAATATATAATTATTTGATGAATAATGAATATAAAAAATATATTATTTATAATCCTTATAATTATTTATTATATGTATATGATTTAAATAATAATGTTTCAACCTTTGAAATTGATAATATTAACTTTAATATTCTATTAAATAAATTAAATAATGATAATTTAATAATAATTTATTGTTTTCAAAATAATATTTCAAATAATATTTCAAATAATATTTCAAATATTATTTCAAAAAATTTACATTTAAATAATGATGTAATATTTGATACAAATAAAAATTTATTGTATATTATATTAACAATTCAATCATTAAAAAAAATTGGATATTTACATTATTCATATTTTTTAAATCAATCTATTACTTATTTAAATTTAATATTGTATAATAAATTATTAAAATTTAATACTTTTCAAATAAATTATAATGAAAATGAAAATAAATTAATTAGATTTGATTTTATGAAATTAATAAATGAACTTGAAACAAACAATAATTTTGATTTTTTTAAAAATATTAATCAAAATATGAAGCATTTTATTCCCATTAGAAAAATAATAAATTTAAATAATAATTATTTGATTAATCATATTTTTAATGATGAAAATAGTTTAATTAATATTCAAATAATAAATTTAAAAAATAGATTAGATAAAAAACAATTTATGATAAATCAAATGAATAAATTAAATATAACTCACTTTAATTTTTTTGATGCTTTTAAAATACAAAAAGATGATTTTGCGGAAATAAAAAAAAAATATAAATTTATAAAATCTGAAAAATTTTTAAATTTTTTAAATTTAGATTATGTAATTAATTCTTCAGGTTGTAAAATAAGTCATTATGAATTAATAAAATCATTAGAATTCAAAGAAACTAAACATAAATATACATTAATACTTGAAGATGATGCTGTTTTAGAAAATAATTTTTATGCTTATCTCTTACATGCATTTCATTTTCTTCAAAATAATTTTGATTTATTATATTTAGGATGTAATTTAACTAAAAAAGAAGAAGGTGAAATTGTACATTCAAATATTTTAAAAGTATCTAATGCTAAAACAACAACCGCTTATTTAATACAAAATTCATTTGAGAATAGAAATAAAATATTAAATGCAATTGAGCATTCATTTAATGAAATTGATAATACTTATGCTGAAAATAATAATTTATTAAAATATTGTATTTATCCTATGATTGCTTATCAAAAAGATTTTTCAAGTGATATTGTTAGTGATTCTAATTATCAATATTACCATGATAAATTTGATTTTTAATTTATTTTTATTTTTTTATTTATTTTTTATTTATGATAAATACTTTTTATATCAAATATATGTATTAAATCTTGAATATGATGAATAAAATAATCTTGATTTATTTTTATATTTTCTAATTCATTATAATATTTAATATCAATAATAATATTATTTAAATAATTTTGATAAATTAATAATATACAAATATTTTTTTTTATATTATTATTTATTTCTTCAAATAATTCAATAAAAAATATATTTATATTTTTTAAATAACTATACTTATTAATAATAAATTTATTATTTGATGTTAATTTTGTTAAACTAAATATACAAATATTTATATTATTTAATATTAAATATTCGTTTTCATTATTAATAATTTCTTTTATTTTATTTTCAATTTCATTTGTTTGATTAAATATATATATCTTTGTTTTTTTATTTTCTTGATTTAATTCACTTAATTGATTTAATTCGCTTAATTGATTTAAATAAATATTTGTTATATGTTTCAATAAATTACCAAATAAATTATTATTATTTATATAACTCATAAAATTATTTTCATTTATATTTTCAATATATTTTTCAGATGAATGATTACAATAATGAAAAGTAATTAACTTAATATATTTATCTATATTTTCACCTTTTAATTCATATATTAAATGTTTTTCATTATAATTTGGGTAATAAAAATATTCTTTTTCTACTATAAATATTTTTTCTTTTTCTTTTTTATTTAAATCATTATATAGCTGTGTTGGCATAAATAATGATGCTTTTGTCCATTCATTATTATCAAAATAACTTTCAAAATTTATTAATAATAATTTTATAAATGAATGTCCCTTTTTTGACATAATAATCGCATTTCCTAATAAATCATATTCATTCTTGTATTTTTCTTGTATTCCTAATACTAATTCATTATTTTTTAATAATTTATGATGTGGTCTTATACATAATGTATCTATATCATAATATATTCCGCCATATTGATAAAGCATCATTAATCTTAAATAATCACTTTTATGTGCATAATGTTTTACTTTTACTTTGTTAAATGCTAAATCATCATAATTAACATAATTTAATGTTAAATATTTTTTTATTTTATCCCACCAATACCCTGTTGGTAAATATTGATAATGAAAATAAATTTGAATGGGTTGATTAATTAAAATGTTTGAAAGTATTCCAATATAAAATATAAATGGAAAATCTTTTGGAAAATCAGTATTTTGTTCTTTTAATCCATATATATAATGAACAATATTTGGAATTTCATTTGAATATTGTTGATTTTCATATTTTTGAATATTTGTAAATATTGATATTTGATTTAATAAATAAGAATAATGATTTTCATTATTATGATATAATAATATTTTCTTTTTTGATAATATTATATCTAATAAAATATTTTTACTATTTTTATTTTTTATTCTGTCTATTAAATTAAAATATTCATAATCATTTTCATATATATTATTGTTATCTTCATTTATTAAATATTCATCATTCTGAATTGTTTCTTTATTTCCTCCTTTATTCCGCGCAATAACTAAACAACCATTATTCATTGCTTCTAAAATAATTGTTCCTCCTGCTTCACTTTTAGAAGCACTTAATATTAAATCATTTTTTATATATAATTCATTTATTTCATTATATTCAATAAAACCATGAATTAATATATTTTGCTGATTATTTATTTTTTTTAGAAAATATTTTTTGTAATTTTCTTCTATATTTCCATATATATTAAAATTTATTTTTTTATATTTTTTACAATATAATATCATAAAATCTATAAATTTTGGATTTATTTTATGTTCATCTATTCGTCCAATAATAGCAATATTTTTAATATTATACTTTTCTTGATTGTATATTTCATTTAATTTTTTTATAATTTGTTTAGAATGATTTATTGGATTTATTCCTAAATAATTTATATGCTTTATTACATGGTTCCATGATTTTTTTGCGGTTTTTTCAATATACAAATTTATATATTGAGTTGATTGAATTGATTGAATTAATTGATTATTTTCGAATTTTATATAAAGCTCTTTTTGATAATAATCAACACTATGAATAATATTTATTTTTTGTTTAAATTCTAATTCTTGTTGATAAAATAAATAATATTGATGGTCAATAATAACATCAAAATCATATTTATTTAATAATGTTCTTAATTCTTCGGATGAATTGTAATAAACAATAATTGAATTATTTTTTATTTTTTTATTAATATAATTATTGTATTGTGAATTTAAAAATATATAATGATTTAATTGTGGATAATAATCTAAAAAATTATTTATATATACTTCTCCTCCTCCACATTTAAAAAAATGAACAAATAAATGACATATATTTTTTATATTATTTTCTATTTCATTATAATCCGATTCATAATCAATAGAATTTATTAATTGATTATCTTGTTTTAGTTGTTGTTTTTCTTCTTGATTATGTTTTTGTTGTTGTTTATGTAATTCTATTTTTGTTTCTTCATCAATTGTATAATTTAAATATTTTCCAATTTGAAAATAATGAATAATTAATTCATCTTCATTTAAATCTAAATTGTATTTATTTTTATAATAATTGTAATTAAAATGATATACTTCATAAAATTGTTTTTTACTAGATATATAATTATTATAAATACCATAATTTAACCAATGTAATATTAATTTTTTTTCATCTTTTAATTCTAATTTATTTAATTTATCATAAAAATTATAATCAAAATTAGGATATTTATTTTTAAAATCACTAAAATCTTTTATTACACATGGATTATTTATATCTTTTTTATATTGTAATAATAAATTATTTCTATTTAAATTTTTATATTGTTGATTAAAAAATAAATATATATTTAATTGATTCATAATTATTATTTTAAAATTTTATTTAAATAATATTTTTATTTTATTTTATTTTTATTTTATTTTTATTTTTATTTTTATTTTATTTTATTATTCTTTTCGTTTAAAAGAACTAATTAATATATATTTTTTTAATAATATGATTTTAATAACATCTTATTATAAATCAAATAATAAAGAAAGACAAAATGAAATTGATGAATGTTTAAAAAAAAATATAGAAAATCCATTGATTAGTGATATTTATTTATTAAATGATAAAATATATAATGCTAAAATTTTAAAAAATGATAAAATTAAACAATTTAATATTATAAAAGAAAAAAAATTATTGTTTAAAGATGCTGTTGAATTTATAAATTCATATTGTCATAATCAAAATGTTATTTTATCAAATACTGATATTTATTTTGATGAAACATTAGAATTATTAGATGATTATGATTTAACCTATAAAGTATTATGTTTATTACGCCATGATGTTAAAAAAGATGGAACTATTGATATTTTTAGACATTTTGGTGAGCCTCGTTGGGATTCACAAGACTCATGGATTTTTAAAAGTCCTCTTAAAATTGACATTAATGAATTGAACTTCTCATTTGGTACATTAGGTTGTGATAATATGTTTGCTTCAAAATTATATGACCAAGATTATCAACTTTCTAATCCTAGTTATTCCATTAAAATTTATCATTTACATAATGTTGATGAAAGAAATTATAATATTGATGATAGAGTTCATGGTAATTATTGTTTAATACAACCTAGTCATCTTGATGAAGAAACAAACATTCGATTTATGGAATATTAAATATTTCATTATTTTTTGAAATTCATTTTTTGAAATTAATTATTTAATAAAAATATTTTTGAAAGACATTATTTAAAAATATTTTTGAAATACATTATTTAATATTAAATAATTCATATTTTTATATATTTTTTGATAATTATCATGATCCTTATGAAATGTACTTTTATTATTATTTGGAATTGTAAAATAAGCATATTTATAAACATATGTTTTAAAAAGACGAAATATATAATTATCAGCAACATTAACATCATCATATAAATTATATTTATTATTTTCATGATTGATTATTGTTTCTATTTTTTTTATTGATGATTTCTTTATTATATAACTTAATGCACTCCATTCATTATTCCAAAGTCGATAATCTGTTTCAAATTTAGGATTTAATGTAAAATAATTTAACATAATTATTTCCCAATCATCTGGTGCTTCATTTATTATTTCTTTAATTGACTTTTTCCAATAATTCATAAAATCTAAACATATATCATCTTCTAATATTAAAAAATATTTCCCTTTTTCATTTTCAGCATTTTGAATAATATTTAAATGTGATAATAAAACAGCATATTCTGCATTTGTATTATTATTAATTGTTGGTTTTTCATTAAAAAATGTAGATTTTATATTTTCTATTTGATTACTATCTATTCCTTCAACTCTTTCATAAATAATATTAAAATTATTTAAAATATTTATTGTATTATTATTACGTAAGTTATGTTTTTTTAAATTTATATAAAATATTTTATCTATTTCATTAATTAATTTATTTTTATATTTATTTTGTTCTTGATTTTTAAAATAATATGTATATCCCATTAAATAATATATTATTAAATTTAATAAATTTATATTATTATTATTAAATTTATTTATTATTTCTTCATATTTTTCATATTTTTCATATTTTTCTTCATTAATAAATTCAATAAAATAAAAATTATATATAATATTAAAATATTCTTCAAAATTATAATCATAAATATTATTTAAAATATCATTTATATTTGCTTTATAAATTAGATTTTCATTTATATTTAAATAACTTATTTCATTTTTTGCATTTTCATTTACTTTATCTTGATTTATATTTAAATTTATTAATAAATCTTCGTCAGCATCTTTTTTTATACCAATCCATATATCATTTAATTCAATATAATCATGAATTAAGAAATTATCTAAATTTCTTAATATTAAACATTGCTTTTTTATATATATTCCACCATATTTTATCATATCTTTTTTTATTTCTTCTTTATAAATTTCATTATTTATTTCTTTAAAAATTATATTTGATGTCCATATTTTTAGATTTATATTTTCTATTAATTTAAAATAATAATTTGTTGAAGACTTTGAATTATTAATATTTTTATTATGATAAATAAATATATATTCTGGTTTTTGAATTTCAACAATAGATAATAAAAATATATAATCTAAAAAATTGATATAATCTTTGTTATTTATATAATAAAAATAATTATTATTTATTTTTGTTTTCATTATTTATTAATTATTATTTTTTGTTTAAATCTAAAATAGTATTTATATTTTTATAATAATTATTTTTATTTAAATTATTTATTATTTTATCATAATTATTTTCTATTTTTTTATTTTTTTCTTCATCTTTCATTGTCATAGCATTTATTATACTATTTAGTATTTTATTAACATTTTCTTCCCATTTATTTTTTAATATATTTAATTCTAACTCTGTATTTTTATTTAATCCTTTATATTGTAATAATATTGATGGAATGTTTTGAATACACGAATAAATATTATTTATATTATCAATTATATAATATGTATTATTAAATTCTTCATTATTTTTTATTGTATAATATCCCAATATATTTAATTGTTTATTATAATCTTTTATATATAAATGTTTTAATTCAAAATCTTTTATATTATTATAATCAATATATATACAATCATTATCTAATAATTCTTTATTTCCTCCTACATCTGATACAACAATTAATTTTTTATATATCATACTTTCAATAATATTATAAGACGCACCTTCTGATACTGATGGTAATATAATAAAATCAAATAATTCATAATAGTATTCAATATTTTCTTTATATCCTTCTAATATAACATGATTGTTTAATTTTAAATAATCTATCATATATTTTATGTATTTTTGCATTTCTTCATTTTCAAAACCAACTAAATAAAATTTATAATCCTTATTATTCATAAAAAATTGTTGAAGTGCATATAATAACATAATTACATTTTTATCTTCACTAAATCTTGAAATCATTCCAAATATTTTATTTTTTTTTAAATTTATCGGTTTTTCATTACTTATTTCTACATAATTTATTATTTTTATTAATTTTTGATTTTGATTTTGATTTTGATTTTGATTTTGATTTTGATTTTGATTTTGATTTTGAATTTGATTTTGAATTTGAATAACAAATTTATTTATTTTTTGAATTGTATAATCATTTACAGTTATTATTTTTGTAAAGTAATCATAATATGTTTGAACAAAATAGTTTGACCATGAAACATCACTATGTGTTATAAATATTTTTTTAATACTATTTATTTTTTCTGTTTGTATTTTATTTTTATCAAAAAATTCATTTAATTGATATGGTATATAACCATTAAAAAATATGTAATCATAATTATTTACTTCTTTTATTATTTGATAATTTAATTGTATAATATCATAATTATCAATACTATTAAATCTTTTAATTTTTTTCTTAATTGATTCAGCATATATTTTAATGATAAATCCATGCATTTTAAAAAACTTATATAAACCCAATATAAATATATTACTTCCTCCAATATCAAATGTATTTGTTATTAACATTATTTTTAATTTTTTATTTATTAATTGTTTGTTAAATTTATACAAATTATGATTTAATTCATACAAATTATGATTTAATTCATTCAAATTATAATTTAATTCATACAAATTATGATTTAATTCATTCAAATTATGATTTAATTCATTCAAATTATGATTTTCTTCATTTACTAAATTATTTAAATTTTTTAAAATATTAAAATCATTAATATCTCTTTCATCAATTAATGAAGATCTAGAATTAAATTCATCAGCATTTGTCCTTTTCATTTCATAAAATATTGGATATGAAATATGAATTTTTTCATCTACTTTTTCAATATATGGCTCATTATATTCACATAAATTTCCATCATACCATTTAAAACCATTTTCATATGAAAATAATCGATATTCATTGTAATAAGAATTTACATTTATATAATAATCATTTTTATTAATAAATAAAGTATAGCCTGAAAACCATAATGCATATTTATTATTCTTTAATTTTATATTATAGTTCTCAATCATTTCTTTAAAATTGTTTCTTATACATATAAAATCAGCATCCCACTTAATTACATTCTTTTTTGTTGCCTTACTTAAACACCAATTATAATAATTACCTAATGTATTTTTATTTCCCGTTTTCATCGCTTGTTCATGTTCAACTCCTACCTTATTTACATCTATAAAATAATTATATACTTTTAAATGATTGTATTTTAACTCTAATTCTTCTATTATTTTTAATGTATTATCTGTTGAATTATTATTTACAAATATAATTTCATCTACTAAATCAATAACAGAATTTATACATAATTCTATATTTAATTCTTCATTTTTTGCTCTTATTATTAATGATATTCCATCTGTTAATTGTGGTTTATTTTTATTTAAATCTATTAATACTTCATCAATTAAAAATACATTTTTTTTATTTATATATTTATTTTGATATTTATTTTGATATTTATTTTGACATTTATTTTGATATTTATTTTGATAATTAACATTATATTTTAAATAATCTACTAAATCATTATTTGAATTTATATTTTTTATAGTTTTAATTAAATATTCAAAATCAATTTTATTTATATATTTTTTTTTGCTTAATATCAAATTTATATAATTATTTTTAAAAACTTCATAATTTTTTATTTCTATTTTATTATCAATTAAATCATTTATTATTTCTTCATTATTTTTATTATTATATTTATAATTTATTAATTTAATACATTCAAAATTTATATCATGTTTTATTATATATTTGCTTGAATTAATGATTAAATCTTTATTTATTTTACTTAATAAATATATATCGTTGTTATTAAAGTTTTTAAATTTATAATACTTTTTTATAAAATTATAATCAATTTCATTTATTTCATTTATTTCATTGTTTTTAATATTTTTTTGAATATAATTATCTTCATATTTTTTTAAATCATTTATAATTTCTTCATTATTTTTATATGAACTTAATGATTTAAATAAATAATTATTATTATCTAATTGTTTATTTAAATCAATTAATTTATTAAAATTTTCATATTTTTTCATAAAATCATATTGATTTATATATATTTTATTATTAATTATAAATTTTACTACTTCATAAATATTATTTAAATTATATATTTTTTTTATAAAATAAATATTTATTTTTTCATTAGTTTTTTTTATAAATTCATCTAAATTTCTAAAACAATTATTATTTTTATGATAAAAGTTTGCCAAATCTAAATTAGAATTAATAATAAAATATATATAAA